GCCTAACGAGGAGCTCGACATGGCAAAGCAATCAGGTGACAAGGTCACCGTCTACATTGGCCGATTCAATCCATTCCACAACGGCCACGCGCATGTTCTCAAACATGCTCTCGAGACTTCCAAGCTCGTCATCCTTCTGCTTGGATCTGCAGGTCTCGCACGTTCGCTCAAGAACCCCTTCACCTTCGATGAACGCCGCGAAATGGTCTCACGATGGCTTGCCACTGCTGATATTCCAGACGGTGTACAAGTTGTCATTGCCCCGTTGCGCGACTTTCCGTACAACAACGCCATGTGGATCCGCAATGTGCAACGTACGGTGAAAGACATCGTCAAGAGCCAGAACAATCCTGCACTCAAACAGGTCTTCATTACAGGTTCTGATCGCGACGAAAGCACCTGGTACCTGAAGGCCTTCCCACAGTGGAAGCTAGACCTTGTGCCGGCTTTTCGCAATGACCTGAGTGGTGATTTGAGCGCGACACAGATTCGCGAACTCATGTTCAGTGCAGACATCAGTCCAGAACTTGTGGTGGCCCTTGGTTCGATGATGCCGAAGTCGACACATAGCTTCATCATGGAGTTCATCGGCTCACCAGAACACACCCGGTTGCATCGGTGGTATGAGCAGAATAAGGCCTATAGGGACGCGTGGTCCGTTGCACCGTATGCCCCGATTTTCGTGACTGTGGACTCGGTCATCATTCAGTCTGGTCACATTCTTGTCGTTGAGCGTGGAGCTGAACCTGGACAAGGACTGTGGGCCCTGCCTGGAGGCTTCGTAAAACAACGCCAACGCCTCAAAGATGCCGCAGTAGCCGAGGTTGTCGAAGAAACAGGCATTCGACTTGCTGAAGGAAAGCGGGCCGAAGAAATCACCAAGGCGATTTTGAAGGGTTCCATCGTTGATTTCAACGTATACGATGATCCTGATCGCTCAATGCGCGGTCGCACTATCACGCACGTGTTTGTTATGCGCCTTGACGACACACGTCCACTGCCAACCGTGAAGGGGCAGAACGTGCCAGTATACGACCTCGCAGAACATCACAGTGAAGAATACCGCGCACTGGATGCGGAACGTGCTTCAAGCAAAACCACTGCTCGCCGACGTGATGAAATTGATCTGCTTATGGCCGAGATCGAGAAAACTTTTGATGGTGTTCTGGTCGTTGAGACGTCAAAAGCGTTCTGGTTGCCGATTGACGAAGCTCTCGAACGATCTGAAATGTGGTTTGAGGATCACCACGCGATTGTCGAATGCGAAGTCGGCGGTCTGGACTGGTAACCTGGTTTCACAGCGCCACCGTAGGCTGACGCTGGTTAAAGTTTCAATGCCTACTTTTTTGGAGAAACAATCATGAGTACTTTCAATTTTCCTGGTGCAAACAAGTTCATGGACAAGATGTTCCGCAAGGCCGATGGCGTTGTGTGGGACCTGATGACTGGCCAAATCGGTGTGCAAACATCTGAAGGCATCGTCACCCTCATTGGTGAGGGTGAGAACGCCCGCGTGAACATCAACATGATGGATGAATTCGGTGTTGCACTTCCAGCGTTCGCGCAAAGCACGCCCATCGACCAAATCAAGGTCGGCGACATCATCTACAAGGGCAAGCGCGACAGCATCTTCTTCGTGATTGGCGCCATCGAATCGAAGGCGAAGACCGCCACCAAGACTACGAAGACGGCTACTGCAGTTGCTGAAGCACCTGAGATCAAGAAGTTCCGTGTCATGTCCTTGGAAGGCACCGAGCAAGTGTGGACTCCTCCAAAGGCGACAATCCTCGGCTTGGACAGCGGTGTGATGGTTCTGCGCTCGCTGATGACTATGCTGCCGAACGGCGACAAGGGTCTGAACCAAATGCAAAGCATGTTGATGCCGATGATGATGATGAGCGGTGGCGATCTGGGTGGTGATCTGGATTCGATGATGCCGCTGATGCTGATGTCGCAAATGGGCGGTGGCGATGCCGGTGGCATGGGCAACATGATGCAGATGATGTTCATGATGAAGATGATGGGCGGCTCGAAGGGCGGCAGCAACCCTTTTCAGCGTGGCTAACCGACAATGATGACCCTCAGGAGGCCTATTCAAAAGGATTGGTCTCCTTGAGTAGCTCGGAAAGCCGTCTTCTGTTAGATTTGACTGTGGTGGGTATGCGATTCTATGAAGGATCGTACGACTCGTTGATTCGGTCAATTCGGCAGCCGGTCAAAAGTCATCGCCGTTTGTTCCTTGTTCCAGAGGTCGACAACAAACAAGATGTGAATGCCGTCATGCTTTCAAACGGTTGTCGAAAGATCGCTTCCGTTGCAGCGGCTGAAGCTCCAAAGTTGAAGGCTCTGTTCGAAAAATGGCGGTGCGAAAAAGGGTACGATGAAGTCATTGTGGTTGATTTTGTTTACACCCCATCGGTTGAAACCCAATGGGAAGTGAACAACTTCAAACGACTCGGCTCCATCAAGGTCAAAGGTTTATACCGCGTGCATGAGCGCCTTGCGCGTAAGTTCGCGGCCAAGTTGGAGATTTGAAATGGGAAACGCCAGATGGGACAACAGCGCATACGATTCGTATGCCAGTAGCACCAACTATCGTAGTGCTTCACGTGAACAAGTGTTCTCGAGCTATGTGAACGAGAAGCTGGATCCACGGAATGTCAAGGTCGGCAAAGGTGATCGTGTCGGTTTGCAGTTGCGTGAGAGCATCATCAGTGACGAGAACCCAAATCCAACGCCAATCATTCTTGGTTTGGACGTGACTGGTTCAATGGGCACAGTCGCCGAGTTGATCGCGAAGAACGAGCTGCCAAAGCTGATGACGCAGATCCACGAAACAGGCGTGGTAAGTGATCCACACGTCATGTTCATGGGGATTGACGACGTGTTCGCTCAGGGGCATGGGGCGCTGCAGGTGTCTTACTTCGAGCCTGACCTGCGAATCATTGAGCAACTGCGCCAAATGTGGTTGGTTGGTAATGGTGGTGGCAACGGCAGCGAGAGCTATGACTTGGCTTGGTACTTCGCTGGGCACTACACGTACCTCGAGAGTTATGAGCGGCAAGGACGCCCAGGTTTTCTGTTCACGTTTGGTGATGAGCCTGCTCCGTTCGAGCCCGTGAGCAAATCGCACCTGCAAACGATCTTCGGTCCCGGTGATTACGAAGACACAACGCCAGAAGCAAGCTTGCGAGTGGCTCAGGAAAAGTACCACGTCTTCCACATCTGTGTTGACCGCGGCTCTATTCGATCCGTACACGAGAGCTGGACAAAGATGTTGGGGAACAACGCGATTTTCCTGCGTGACACTAAGTACCTGACTGAAGTCGTACTGGCCACGATGCGAATCGCGAATGGCGAGGACATTCACAGTGTCATCAATGAATCGTCCTGCCGCGATGAACTGCGGTACGCCTTCGTGAACGCGCTTCGCGAATAACCACCTCTGATTGGTGATTGTCCTGGGCATCGGGTTGTACCCGATGCCCAGGGTTGCTTACGATGACTTATGAGTGCAAGCCTATACATTTTCATCCTCGCTATGTGTGTCAAAGATTCCAATCGTGATTTTTTGATCTGTGCGTGGCTCATCAGCCTTTTCATTCATTTCAAATGAACACAGTTGTCATTGGCGCCAACTTTGGCGATGAAGGTAAGGGTCTTATCACCGACTTCGAAACTCGACGTCTTGGTGCTAAGGTGGTTGCGCGCTTCAACGGTGGCGCTCAAGCTGGGCACACTGTCGTTGATGGCGACAAACGTTACGTCTTTGGTCACCTCAGCTCAGGCACGTTCACTGATGCTACCACTTACCTCTCTTCTGACTTCATCGTCAACCCTCTCGCTCTGGAAAAAGAGATTGATGATATGCGCAAGATGGGCGTGGTGCCAGACATTGTCGCTGCGCATGAGCATGCCAGAGTGAGCACGATTTACGACATGCTGATGAACGGCATCCTCGAAACATCGCGTGGTGATAAGCGTCATGGCTCGTGCGGTATGGGTATCAATGAGACCGTGACACGTCACGCTATGGGGCCAACGCTTTCGATTCGTGACTTAACGTCGAGGCACTTTGATCTTGGCGCCTTCTTCAAAGAAGTGGCAGAAGTATGGGTACCATTCCGGCTCCAGCAGCTTGGTCTTGGCATGGCGCACCTCAATGATACATGTCGCCAAATTCTACGCGAAGACCCGCGCGCCCATGCCAAGGTCTTGAAGAATTGCGTCGTGAATATTGCGCCAGTGTTTGAGAATTATCCGATTCTGAGTGGACAGCCAGCCGTCTTCGAGGGCGCGCAAGGCCTCGCGCTGGATGAAGAACTCGGCGTCTATCCCCACGTCACCCGCTCGCGTACAGGGCTAGTTGGTGCCATCAAAGCCGCCGAAGAAATCCAATGCCAAGAGCTCAACCCCGTGTACGTCACGCGTGTGTACTTGACGCGGCACGGCGCAGGTGAACTCGCCCATGAAGGCGAAAAGATCTGCGATCATGATCTAGTCGATCGCACCAATGTGCTGAATCAATGGCAAGGCAACTTTCGGTACGCTCCACTGAACCTGCCGCAATTGAAGCGCTTCATTGAACTGGATTATGCTCGCGCCCGTATGCGCAAGACCAAGGTTCATATTGGCAAGCCAAATCTTGCGGTAACCTGCCTCGATCAAGTCGGCGACAAGGTCCGAATGATCGCAATAAACGGTGTCGCGGTGGAGATTCCGACTGCAGATGCTGAGGACTACATTGCCAATGCCATTGGTGTCAACCTGAGTCACTCATCCCGCGGCCCGTCTGCCAGTGATGTGACATACCACTTATAATTTCTCTGTAAATACGACGAGTCGCCCAATCTCGTAAAAATGGGTGGTGTAGCGATAGACGCTGCGCCAACGTGATAGAGGAGCTCTTCACATGTCTAAGATCGATATTGCGACTTTGCTCGCACCTAAGGCCACCGACGTTTCTTACGTCTCCCCGGACGAACTGATCATCTCTCTGATCTGCCGTACCGACTCCTACAAATTTGGCCACCCCTTCGCCTACCCTGAAAAAGTCAAGGGCATGTCTGCCTACGGCGAAGCTCGCGTCCCATCCACCAGTGTGATTGTGCCGTTCGGCATGCAGATATACCTGAAGAAGTTCTTCACACGTCGCATCACCATGGCCGACATCGACGCTGCTGAACAGTTCGCCATCGGTCACTTTGGCCGCCCACTGTTCGCTCGTAAGGATTGGGAAAAGGTCGTCACACAGTACGATGGCTTCCTACCTCTGATCATCCGTTCTGTTCCTGAAGGCACACCGGTTCCTGGCGGCATGCCTCTGTACAGTTCCACCTGCCTTGATGAAGATCTGGCATGGATGGCAAGCGGTATCGAAACCTCTTTGCTGCGCGGCAACTGGTATGGCACCACCATCGCTACGATGGACCGTGACATCAAGAAGGAGATCAAGCGCTACTTCGACATCAGTGGTGCTGACCTTGGCTTGTTGCCTTTCTCACTGCACGACTTCGGTGGTCGCGGTGTTACATGTGGTGAGCAAGCAGAAATTGGTGGCGCAGCGCACTTGGTGAACTTCATGGGCAGTGACACCGTGGAAGGTGTTCTGGCTGCGAACTTCTTCTACAAGCACACCATGGCCGCCTTCTCTGTGGCCGCAACAGAACACAGCATCGAGTGCTCGTTCGGTCTGGATAACGAAGGCGAACGCGAATACCTCATCCACGTACTGACCAAGCTCGCCGCCCCTGGTTCCATCGTGTCGATCGTGATTGACGGTAAGGACGTCTTCCGCTGCGCTAAGACGCTGTGTGAAGACCCTGAGATCAAGGCGCTGATCATCAAGCACGGTGAGTCTGGTGGTAAGGTTGTGTTCCGCCCTGACAGCGGTGACATGTTGGAAACCATCCCAGCCATCCTGAAGTTGCAAGAAGCAGCGTTCGGCTCGGTCACCAACAGTAAGGGCTATCGCAAGATCAGCTACGTCGGCATCATCCAAGGTGACGGCATCGACCGCCAAGGTATGGCTATCAAGGCTGTGTACGGCAAGATCCTGTCGATGGGCTTTAGCGCTGACAACGTGATCTTCGGTTCTGGTGGCGGTCTGCTGCAAGGCGTGACACGCGACACTCTGAAGTTCGCTCAGAAGGCCAGCGCAATCTTGGTGGATGGTGAGTGGGTTGGCATTGCCAAGGACCCAGTCACTGACCCTGGCAAGAAGTCCAAGGAAGGCGTCATGACACTGGCACGAAGCAAGACTACCGGCGCTTACGTTGCCGCTCGCCTCGATCAGGCTTGGGACGAAGATCTGGAAGACGTGCACGTGCTGGTGTATCACACCGGTATGCTGTACAACGAAACAACCCTCGACGAAGTGCGTATGCGCGCGGAGTAACCATGTACAGAAAGAGCGACACGCTCTTGGGGGTGTGGGTAACCACACCCCTTTTGAGCAAGAAGAGTACCGTCATTACGGGATACACAACGCGGCTGGAAGCTGTCGTGGATGGCAGATACTTGCAAACCACGTACGAATTTCATGATGGGCGCAGTAAGATCCTTGGCAATGTTCTGAACACTGATTACAACGGGAACGGTCTGCACAACCTCGTAACAGTCGAGGTCAAGCCAGTCTGGATCGGCTGGACCAGCGACGGTGGGAAGACCTTCGTGACCGATCAGGACATGATTCGTCGACATGGTAAGTTCCCGCTAGGTCGAGTGCTGAAGGACCTGGGGTATGTTCATGGCCAGGTCGTAAGTAAGACCGTTCTGCGATAAGATGGCCGAGTTCAATTGTTTCTTTCGATGTGGTGCTCAGTGCCTTGGTGGCACGAGGCGCCCTGAACGCCCCTAGTGAAGCCTGACCTATGATGAACTATAGTGGGGTCGCAGACCTCGCAATCTACCCAAGCTCCTCGCGAGATGATTTGCTTGACGAAAGTCGCGGAGTGATGTTGCCAGACGGTGCGCATGAGCACTTGACTCGCGCCATGATTCGCACTCAGTACGAGGGTGCTGATCCAACTGTCCCTACTCGTTTCCAGATTCTGCGTGAGCGATCGTTCACGAATCCAAAGTTGGTTTTAGTACGCGGGTCTCAAACCGTGATCAAGGTCCTCGTGCCTCGCGCGAGTGGTGTGCTTTGCGGCATGCAGGAAATCTTCATTGTGATCATGCCAGAGCGCACGTTCGGATACCCTTACGACGATCACCCAAAGCTCGGTGAACCGTTGAAGGAAGACTGATGTGGGCTAGATACGCGCCAAATTCATACGAGTGTTCGTCAAAAGGCGACAAGCGTTTCAGCGCCCTATTTGCCACATTGTCAGATGGGCGAACGCTTGAGGAAGCGTATCAGCTCGACATCAAAGGATATCGATCACTGAGCGACGATTGGCGATTCGGTAAAGGAAAGCCACCAATCGTTGACAAGACGCAAATTGAACTCTTTGCTGAGTACCTTGCGCTTTGGGAAACATGGGCGGTTGAAAATCCTGACCTGATCGAAGAACTTGAAGTGGTCTCGCGTGGCAAGGTTCTTACAGACATGTTTGCCACATCCCATATCAACCAGGCGCATGCGCTAAGTCTGATCATTGACCGCATGCGCAGCAATGCGAAGCTTCCATTCGCTTTCTAGGAGAATCAACATGCCAGTCATCAAGCACACTCACACCATCAAGCTGAGCCCTGCAGAAGCCGGAGAAATCATCCGTCAAGCGCTTGGTCTGCCAGACGACGCTAAAGTGGACTTCACGGTCGGATCAGTTTCTACTTCGTACGACGAGCGTTATCGCCAAGGGTGCACAAGCGTCACACTGACTTACGACGAAGCGACAGAACTCAAGGTTGTCACCAGTAAGCGCAGCACAAGTACCTCTCAGTTCGATGATCGCGATCCCAACTGGGGCCGGTAACTAAATATCCGATCTATCGGAGAAGCACATGAAGCTTAGCGAAATTAGGGGCCTGGCTGAAGGCAGTGGCCCAACCGAACATGACTTTGTCGTCAAGAAATGGGACGGCAATGAAGGGTATCAGCAAGGCGCGGATGACGTGTACGTTGTACCATTTGACGTGCTTGTCACTTATGAGTACGAAGATCTTGGGTACAGTGATCACCCATACGGTGAAGGCAAAGCTCGTGAGAACCACGGTTCATCGGTCGTCGTGACAAGCATTACTGCAAACGAACCTGTTGTGTTGAAGAACAACGACACCGACAAGGTCGTCAAGACTTTGCCGAAGGGCACCAAGGTTCAAGATGTGCCTGGCTGGAACGAAGACTTGATGGATTTCTTCCAACAAAAAGCTGAAGAGGATGCTGATTAACCCGTTTTAGTCAATGTACGTTCAATCGCAGATTGACTAGAATACAAATACTGCAGCAATGCAGTTGATTGCCGTAATTCGGATTGATTTGAAGGATTCTGGACGCGGGTTCGATTCCCGCCACCTCCACCAATTTTATGTCGGAGAAAATTCATTTCATTTACAAGACCACAAATCTGCGTAATGGCAGGTTTTACATTGGGATGCATAGCACCACAAATGTGAACGATGGTTATCTTGGATCTGGTGATCGACTTCGAAATGAGATTGAGAAGTACGGGCGTGACAACTTCGTACGAGAAATTCTAGAGTTTGCTCATGATAGAGAATCATTGAAGGAATTAGAACAGAAAATAGTCAACGAGAGTTTGCTTCAAAACCCATCGTGCCTCAATCTTAAATGTGGAGGTGATGGTGGTGCTACAAGAGGCGGAGTTTTGGGTGGGAAAATTGGTGGCAAGTTAAACGGTCGACGAAATTTCCAACAAGCTCACCTAACCATGAAAGAGCTAGGGACACTCTTCACTCTGGGCATGTTAGGTAAATCTCATTCTGAAACCACGAAACTCAACATGTCCAAGTCACAGACTGGAGAAGGTAATTCTCAGTTTGGAACTAAGTGGATGAATAAAGATGGGTTAGTGGTTAAGGTGAAAGTTGATGAAGTTCAAGGCTACTTGCTTCAAGGATTTTCGTTTGGGCGGAAATAGAAATTCGGGGGTGACCTGGTTTTCGACAGGGTATCGGAGATGATAGACGCGGCAGGAAAGACGACCGACCTAATCGGCGTAACAAGTCTAAGTGCAAACGATGACTCTTTTGGAGCCCTGCGCCTGGCGGCGTAATCTCCTGAGGTTGACCACCTTATAACCAAACGGTTAGGCGGGAGGAAGGTAACACTTCCTCCCGTTCTGTTTCCAGAACCATCCATTTGTGTCTTGGTAAAAATCCTGGTGCCGCCTAAACCAAAGTTTATGAACCCGAAAATACCGGTTCACAAGCGACCATTGCTCGATCACCAACGGCAACAGCTCCAAGTCCTACGGCTCGCTGGAAATCAAGAACTTGGATCTGCAAGGCACCAAGATCTGGCTGTACGCTCACTAATCTGATCGTCTAACCCATAAACAGAGGGCCTCAATTGAGGCCCTCTTTGCTATAATTGTTTTACGTTTTGTTTACTTTCCAAAAAGAACACCATGATTGTTTTCAAAGGCACGGGCACTGGCAAATCCATCTTCAACTCCAACGCGCGTGTTGAATTGACCAGTGGTGAAGTAGGTGAAGTTCTGCCGCAATTTGTTCGCGGAACTGATCGCCCATTTGTTGTCCGCGTAGACGGGCAAAAGCGTCAAATCAAAGCGACTGAAATCAAGCGAGTGATCTAACCAATGAGGTGACGAGATGAAAATCGCCGTTGTAGGTGCTGGCATTATTGGGCTGCTGACTGCGTACGAGCTCGCTCGACGTGGACATCGCGTCAAAGTGTTTGACCGTGAAAATCAACCGGCGATGAAATGCTCGCACGCAAACGGCGCGCAGATCTCGGTATGCAATTCACAGACGTGGCATACTTGGTCCAACGTTGGCAAGGGGCTGAAGTGGATGCTTCAAGAGGACGCGCCACTTCTGATACGCCCATCCTTCTCGGTCGCTAAGGCCAAATGGCTGGCAGGATTCTTGAAGCACACAGCCAATGGTTCGCACATGGCGAACACGATCGAAACCATTCGGCTTGGGAAAGCCTCGAGTTCGATCTACGATGAGATCATTGCCCGTGAGGGCCTGTCGTTCGATCAGAGCAAGTGTGGCTTGCTACATGTGTACACCAAAGAAAAGTCGCTCGTGGCCGCTGAAGGGCACCGGGCACTATTCGAAGACCATGGCGTCGAGTGGCGTACAGTGTCTCGAGACGAGATCATCGCGATTGACCCAGCAATGAAGACCTTCAAGGGTCTGCAAGGTGGCGTCATTACCTCTTCAGACTGGACTGGTGATGCGTTCAAGTTCTGCCAAGAGCTCAGAAAAATCTGCGAGCGAAAATACGGCGTGACGTTTTTCTTCAACACAGAAGTTGAGCGCGTAAAATACGGTGCGCTGTTTTACCGTAACAGGAAATTGCCGATGGCGGAATCCTTCGGCAAAATTGTGATCTGTGCTGGGCATGAGATTGCGAGGTTCGCTGAAGCGCTCGGTGATCCAATGAACGTGTACCCCGTGAAAGGGTACTCAATCACAATTGAGGGCGCTGAAGACGCGCCTTCCGTTTCCATCCTTGACGATGACCGAAAAATCGTGAGTTCAAAGTTGGGCGACCGCCTACGAGTTGCTGGCACTGCTGAACTTGATGGGTATGACGACTCTGTTCGGCCTGAACGAATCGCCCCTCTGCTGAATTGGGTTAGAGACAATTTCCCGTCTGTTTCTCTGGACGACTACTCCGAGTGGGCTTGCTTGCGACCCATGAACTCAACCATGATGCCAATTGTGCGTCAAAGCCGCCACTCGCCGAGGGTGGTTTATCATGGTGGGCATGGTCACCTTGGGTGGACCATGGGTGCAGCGACAACGGCCCAATTGATGGACTTGTTGGGAACCTGATTGCTGGTTCAGTGACTCTCCCGGTGCGGCTTAATACCTTACCTCATCAAAGGAGAGTCCATGGAACAAGACCGCATGACGGGCAAGACGTCACGAATCATTCTTGCTACTGCGCTATCGCTGAGTCAAGGCAAGCGTGTCCTGATTGTTGTACGCAATTACCACAACGCTGTTGCCGTAGCGAACATGATTCACCGGTGTTTGGAATCGATTGGGCTGGCGCATTGCGTCGTGCGGTGCGTACGAGATCGTTTGGATTTCGTTGGTGGCGGGCATGTTCAAGTTCTATCCCGAGAATCAACAGATCGTCTGTGCGGATCGTCTTATGATGAGCTCCATGTAGACACTGAATTGTCGAATGAGCAGATGATGCACATCTTTCCGCTGATTCGCAGTTCAATGCCAGTTGTCGTCAAACCAGCGGAGCCAAAGCATGGCCGTCGTACGCTCAGTTCTCGTAGTTCTCGCGGCTCTCTGTAGTACGGCCTGCGCCGAGCAGACGGCACTTGAATGGGACCTTGTAGGAATTGGTCGTGTTGCAAAGTACGAGGTCCTAAACGGCAGCGTAGTTCAAGACGACACGGCGTTCACGAAAGAGTTCATCATGCGCGTAACACCGCATGAAGCACGTGAAGTCGAAGGCAAGAAGGTCAAGATTCTCATTCAGCGAGCGTTGGCGATGTGCGCGCAAAACACGCTGGTGATCATGGACGAAGAACGATTAACCGAAGGCGGTGATCTGGTAAACGCCCTCCATGAAGCGGCCTCCTACCCCAACCAAATGATCCCAGGTGATCCAGTGTCTGAAATCATGCAGCAAATGTGTGGGATTAAGACGCGCGAAAAACCGCAACGGAAAAAAGTAGAAGTCTAATGGATCGACTTGAACAATGGATGCTCGGTGAACTGGAAGACGATGAGTTGACCGAAGCAGAGATCAAGGAACTGGAAACGCGGGTTCATGCAGCGGTCGCTAAGAAAATTCTGGTTCGACCAAATGTTCATACGTTCCCCGAACACAAGACCCTCCAGTAGTGTATTCCTTTAGCACAGCAAGCAATTCAAGGATGTCATGCTGCTATTGAATATGCCTATTTACATGGTCGCCCTGCTGACCACCACCCCTCATACATCCACATCACTGTTCGCGATCAGCGACAGCTGGAAATGATTCGTGCGCGTCTCCAAAGCGCAGGCATCGGCACGTCCGAATTCCACGAACCGTACCAGGACTGGGGGCTGACCGCGATCGCGTGCTGCATCCCTGAAGAACAACGACACTTGCTCAAGGGCCTCCAGCTCTGGCGCCTTCCTACCCAGGAGATTTCATGAAAATTACCTACACACCAAACCCGCTGAACACGATCATCGAGCTCGACGAACAAGAGCAAGAGATGTTCAAGCTGAAAATCAAGGTCAAGGAACTTGAGGAGAATCTTGGCTCAGCCGCGGTTTACCTTGATCCGAAGAATGCAAGTTGGATTATGAATCCGACTCCGCGTAGACCAGAAGGTCACACCATGGAAACGCTGATCGAAGAGGTCTTGGACCACTATCTCAACACGTCGTACATGTACGGTGAAGGCAAGTATGAAGGCAATGGTCTTGACGCTCGCGTGACTGAATTGTTCGAGCATTACGTGTCAGAGCTGAAGAGCAACCACATTGGGGACTGCACATGCTTTCCTATGTCGTGCTCCAAGTGCCATGCTGAAGACATGCTCGGTCTGAACACGACCAAAGGGCTTGGCAAGCATGAAGGGCACAAGATCCAGAGCGCATTTTCGTACAAGGACGGAGACGTCTGGAAGGAGCGAACATTGGCTGAAGCGATGGCGCACCTCCGCGCGTCAAACCTGAAGTGGCAGGAGTCGACCGACCAGAGCCCGCATGCTCCTCGTTGGAAGGCCGAAGCTGAGCGTGCTTTAGCATGGATGGAGCAGTACGTGGCTGAACACTTTCCAGACCACGACGTTCACACCGGTGCCAACGAATCGGCACAGTCACAGAGCCATACAACAGTGGACACCGGCGACACCGGCACGCTATCTGTCAACTAATGCCGGTATTTTCGGCGCCACTCTAGGAAATTCATCATGACGTAGGTTCAACCAAACTCCTTCGAAGAACTCAAGGCCGCCATGCAGGCTGGAACACAAACAAAGGGCATCAGCTTCTGGGAACACGGTTCTCTTGTGGCTGCTCGCTTTCGCGACCTCATGAACACGGAGCCAAACATGACTTGGCGTCTTCCGAGTTGGTTCACTGAGAACGCGGACTGGATTCGAGGAACCCTCGCTCCAGACTTTGACATCATCAGCACGTACCAGCAATGGCACGACTGTGGCAAGCCATTTGCCCGTGTAGTCGATGCCGATGGCAAGATTCACTACCCCAATCACGCGAAAATCTCTGCCGACATTTGGCGGAAGCTCGGCGGCGATGCTCTCATCGGTGACCTCATCGAACGAGACATGGATTGCCATTTGCTTCGACCAGCGGAAGCATGCGATTTCGCGCTCAAGCCCCATGCACTTGTTCTGCTCGTCACTGCGCTTTGTGAGCTGCATGCAAACGCCTCTATGTTCGGAGGTATCGAATCCGACTCGTTCAAGATCAAATTCAAGCGTCTTGACCGCTGCGGTTCTCTCATTCTCTCAACACTCTCGAAGGAGTAACATCATGGAATTCAATTTCAATACCCGCGCCGAATACAAAACTCAAGTTGCTGAATGGAAGCTCGAGTACGCCGAACTCACAAAGCATATTCGAGATCTGAAGCGCCAGTTCGTTGATGTGCAACGCGTGTTCAGCAGCACTGGAGTGTACGACTATCATTGGACCTCTGAGAAGACAAAGCCGTACTGGACCGCCCATACTGCCGTCGAGCACGTACGCTCTGATCTTCGTGTCGCGCGAGCGAAAGCAACGGAGATGATTGAGGAACGTCTCGAGTCCAAGATCGAAGCGCAGCGGCAGTACGCTGCATCCCGAGCGTAATCCCGGGTGCCAACCTAGATTTTCCCTAGGTTGGCGTACAATCTGAGAACTCGCTCTAGCAACGCAATGGGCGAGAAATGACCTACCACTTTTTGTATAGAACTGAATGCCTACCGACGGGAAGAATCTACGTCGGTAGGCATTCAACCCGAGATTTAGAAGATGGGTATCTCGGGAGTGGCGTGCAAATCACGCGCTCTATTCGAAAACATGGCAAAGCCGCTCATAAGAGAACCATCCTCGCTTTTGCTTCTTCGTATGAAGAACTAGTTGAAATGGAGCGACAGTACGTCAATGAAGAATTCTTGGCGCGACCGGAAGTGATGAATCTAACAGTTGGCGGGCACTCAGATTTCTCGCATGTGTCTGCTGAACTCCGTAGCGCGGTTTGTGCGTTGAACGGAGCTAAGAACGGCCCGAAGAATGTGGTTCACACCCATACTCCCGCCGCAAGAGAAAATGCAAAAGCAACGATGATCGAACGTTATGGAAAACTGTCAACTTATGATGGCAGTAGCCATCTAGGTAAGAAAGCTTCTCCAGAACTACGGTTAAAACTGTCGCTAGCGGCGACTACACGAGAAGCTAACAAACGGGATGGAAAATATGAACGCTGATCGCGTGTGGTACAAGGCTAAGCTGCTCCCTGCAGCTCAGTCAATCTTCACAGAAGGCTTCTACCCTGAAGTCAAAAAGCGAACTGGATCACAGTACGTTTACTTCACGCAAGTAGACCCTACGCCAACGAATTCAAAGGTGTTGATCGCGTCGCGGTTTGCTGAGAACTCCTTCCGCATGTTGACGCTTGAACTTGCCAAGCATTGTCTTGAGCCGCAAGAAAAAGCAACACGCGCTGAGATACAAAAACTAAATGAGCTGAGTTCATTCCTTGAACGCAACATCTAATCATGTCCCGCCATCTGTTCCTTGATCTCGAAGATACCGTCATCACGCCCGTGCTCAATGGCTGGTTCAACACGCACATGATCAATGTGCAAAAGGTGAAAGCCTTTATTGCAGAGTTCAAGCCAGATTACGTGCATCTATTCTCGTTCGCCATTTGGAACGAGTTCGAACGCAATGCGTTCAACATCGGAACACGACCTATGCTCGAAAAAAGTTTGGGCATTCAGTTAGGCGCTATTCCGACAGTTGATGATGACATCATTCCAGTAGCGTGCAAGGTCATGAACATCAGCCCAGAGACGGTGAACTTCCAAGAGATGTCTAACTTCTGGGGCAAGCACGAAACATTCCGCCTGAATATGCGCGACAAGTTCAAGCATGTAAAAGAGCACGGTGTGGAAGTTGAAGTCGTCTTGCTCGATGACGCGGTCATCAATGAAGAATTTCACTGGCCAGATCTTGCAATTCGTGGACGCATCATCAACATCGACACGATGCCAGAACCAAATGTCACTAATCAATGAACACTACGCTGGGTATCGGTTAGAACGTTGGGATCAGCAGACTGACGTTACGTTCAACATCACACACTCAGAAAACCCAAGCGCAATTCCTGAACCACATATCATCATGAGCCAAAACCCCACTTTCGGTTCCCTTGACACACCGACGGCGAAACAAGACCGAGAAACTCTGGTGTCACTGCTCAAGAATGGCGCAACGCTGGTCACTTTCAAAACAGCTGATGGTGAC